TCAGACGGCACTCTTGGGCCGCCGTGCCCACATTTTGCCCACAGTCTCCTCTAACTTGTCGGCAACTCCAGTGAGATCGTCATCGAATAAGTCGGCGTACACGTCCAACGTCATCGCCGCCGACGAGTGCCCTAGCATCCTCTGAATCACCTTCACGTTTGCGCCGGCTGAGATCGCCAGCGACGCCGCGGTGTGTCGAAGCGCATGCACGGTAACCCGCGGGAACACCGGCGTGATCGGTTCCTTGCTGCCCTTGCTTTCCTTGACTCTGGCCGCCGTTGCCGCGGTCTGGCACCGGTCGACAGCGCCGGACAGCCATGAGTCATGCGACGACGGGGGACCGAGGTGGCCGCCGTCGCGGGCTGTCCAGATCAGGTTGCCATGCTGCTTGCCCCTGCATGTCTTCGCTAGCTCCTCAACGACGAACGTGGGCAGGACGACCGTGCGTTCCTTGCCCGACTTCAAGGTGCCCACGTGTACATCAGCGCCTACTGTAACGGCATTCTCGTGCAGCACGATTCGACGCTTCAAGAAATCGATGTCACCGACGCGCAGCGCCGCAGCCTCACCCCACCGCAGGCCCGCAGTGCCGAGTAGCAGTACCAGCGACCCGTACCGGCCGGATTCGACGGCGAGCGCCTGGAGCTGTTCGGCCGTCAGATAGACGTTCTTCCGTTTCGATCGGGCGGGCAGCTTCACGCCCCGAGCTGAGTTGCGCGCCAAGCGTCGATCCTTCACTGCATCATCGAGAATCCGCGCCAGCACGTCGTACGCGGTCCTGACGACCGTGCCCTTCCGTCGGCCGGCCATCTCGGCGACCCACGACTGAACATCCGAAAAAGCAATGTCCGCGATTGCTTTTTGTGCCCAACGCGGTTCGACGTGAACTCGCCATGCCGACTCCACGGAGTGGAACGCCGAGGGCTTGATGATGGCTTTCTGCCGTGCCAGCCATGCGGGCCCGAGCTCACCGATCATGACCTTGCCTAGCGCGGGGGCCACGTAACTGCCGGTGAGCTTCTCGACCTCGACGGTGGCGGCGAACGCCTCCGCATCACGCTTGGTCTTGAACCCGCGCTTATCGGTCTGACGGTGATCCGGTGTGCGGTAACGGACTCGGTAAAGTGTCGCGCCGGAGGATGTTTCGTACCTACTTATCGTTGCCACTGCCATCACCTCTCAACATGGCGCGCACCCGAGGATCTGGAACCATCTCCTGCTCCTGCAGGAGCTCCATCATGCGTCGAACAACCCACGGCGGAGACGACCTAACCAGAAAATCGTGCGGCGATTGCCCCGCGAGTGGCCTATTGACGCGCAGCCATTCCCATAGCGCGACGGCATTCACTTCGTCATCCAGTAGCCGAACAGATTCTTTCGGATCTTCAAAAGGCGGAGCAAGCAAGGTCATAGGCGAAACGCCAAGCGCCACAGCGAGAGCCACCAGGTCATCAGCATCAACCCGACGTTCACGCTCTTCGATCCGACGCACTGCAAGCGGGGTGATATCGCGACCGAGGGCCTTTAGCTGCTCGGACAGCCATTTGTACTCGCGGCCATCCCGCAGGCGCTTCACGTTCGCAGCGACCAGCTCGCCCGTAGGCCCGAGTTCCATCTTTTTACCTGCCACGACGCCGTTCTACCTGCAAAAGATGAAGTTTGGCAAGCATCTCTTGCGCATCGTTATCTCGGCGTGCTATTTATGATCACAGAACTTCATTAAATGGAGATCTAGCTGAGATAAAAGAAGTCCTAGAGGCCACGTGCAGAGAGGAGGAACGATGGAAAACGACACCGCATCACCCAAGCAAGTAGCCGCCTACCTGCATACATCAGAGGCCGGTCTCGCTCAGATGCGATATAGGGGCGAGGGGCCGAAGTTCGTCAAGGTGGGCCCGCGCAAGGTGATCTACAGGTGGTCTGACGTGCAGGAGTACCTGGACGCCAACACCTGTCGCCGCACCGATGACCCGAGGGGCGCGGCCTGATGCGGGACTATCCGCAAGAAGATCATGCCGACCTCGGCTTGATCGAGAACGATCACACCCCTGAAATGCGAACTGCTCCAGCTAAATCCGGTGTTCGAGCACCGGGCCGGAGCAGTTCTGAACACCCATAAACCGTTAAGTGAAAGGACGTTCAACCATGACTTTACCTGCAACAACCGGGGAATCGGTAGACCCGGCACCCGCCCCATCTGGTCGGCAAGCTTTGTGCTGCACATGTGGCAATCTGCGGATCTGCCACCGACCCCGAAATCACCGTCAGGAGAACTACTGGCTGGCCGGGACCGTAGACCGCAACTGGCACCGGGAGACTGCAGACCTCAAGTGCGGGGTATGCCGCCAAGTGACCCGGCACGCGCTCCTAGTCCGCGGCCAGAGCGACTGGCGTGATCACGCGGAGGAACTCCAGCGGATTGCCCTAGGTGGCGAGACGTCCAGCACGTGGATAGACGTGCGCCGTATCCGCGAGCAGTACCGAGCGGGTGCGCGCGGCAATCCGTACCGGAGTCACATCTGGTATCGAGGTGACGCCGAGAAGGCCAAGAAGGAGCAGACTTTCACGGTCACGGCATTCTGTGGAGAGATCGTTGACCTGTCGCCTACGCGGGAGCTGGCAGCCGCCTATGACTTTCTGCCCAGCCGCGAGAACCCTCTAGCTGACTCTGGGGATGAACCGGTTGCGCCGCGCATCGGTCAAGATCGGCGCTACGACCAGGATTGCCCACCGGAAGGCTGGGATGTCCTTGATTGTCCTGACTGCCTGCGCTCAGTCAATGCCCGGCGTCTGAAAAGCCGTCGAACGAAGCTACTGTCCAAGCTCCTCGAACTGTCGAGCCGCACTTTTGATCTGGATGCGGCCAGTGTCGACCGGCTTCTGGGACTAACCGAGGAGCTGTCATGATCGCGAGCGGATTCCGCTGCCGGCGATGCAATCGGCCGATCAAGGCGGCGCGATCGGTCAGCCGCCAGTGCGGGCCGGTCTGCTGGCGGAGTTTTTCGGTCTACGCCGAGAAACCCCATTTCAAGGTCAACCGTGAAATGGGAGACCTCGATGAGCGTGCGGCGCGCGCCTTTGGGGCTCCGTGGTGAACGGCAAGGAGGTGGAGGCCCCGGTGATCGCGCCGGGGCACTCCCCCGATTCCCGAGAGGTCTCATGGTGGCCGGTGCACGAGTTTGTGGCCGCTCTGGTGGCGCAGCTGGATGAACCGCTGCCGACTGCGGGGACCCCGACATGGTGTGCCCTATCCGGGGGTGATCCTCGCAAGCTGCTGGCCCTGGCGGTCGCCGGTGAGCATTGGACGCTGCGCTGCGAACTTGATCAGTTGGCCTCGACCGAAGCGTCGAAAGCCGTTGCCGCTAGCACTGACTGGGGTCGCGTTGGTAGCGCGGCCCTTCGCGGCCGTGGCGAGAATTACATTCCGAGAAAGGCATCGTGATCATCGAGAACACTGACTTTTGGTCAGCGACACCTGAGCTGACGACCATCTACCAGTGGGCACGTGCCCGGTACGCGGCGCCGTGGGCGGTGTTCGGTGCGGTGCTGTTGCGAGTGTCGGCCTCCGCCGGCCCACATGTTCAGCTGCCGGGCATCATCGGGGGCCGCGCGAGCCTGAACCTGCTGGCCGCTTTCGTCTCGGCGTCCGGTGGCGGCAAGGGCATCAGCGACAAGGTGGCCCGGGAAGTCTGGCCGGCGCCGATCATCGAGCGGCCCATTGGTTCTGGTGAGGGTATCGCCGCGACGTTCATGCCACCCAAGAAGGAAGGGCAGGAACCGATCGCGCGGGCGATCTTCTCCGTCCCTGAGGTTGACACCCTGGCTGGCCTCGCGGGCCGTCAAGGGAGCATCCTGCTGGCTCAGCTCAAGAGCATGGCGATGGGTGAGTTGCTCGGTCAGTCCAACGCCAGCGATGCCACTACCCGCATAGTCCAGCCGCACACCTACCGCTGCTGCCTGTCGGTTGGCGCGCAACCTGGTCATTGCGGAGTGATCTTTTCTGACGCATCCGGTGGCACACCGCAGCGGTTCCTATGGTTCCCCACCACAGACCCGGACATGCCAGCCACCCCGGCCGCCGACCCCGTCCCGCTCGACACGGCACTGCCGTTATGGGCACGGACATCAACCGACGTGGTGGAGATCCAGTACGGCCCCGAGGAAATCGCCCAGACGGTCATCGCCGCGCACATCGCCCGACAGCGCGGCGACTCCGACGCCCTCGACGGGCACGCTCTTCTGACCCGCCTCAAGGTGGCCGCAGTCCTGGCCGTCATGCACCACCGCTCGGTGGTCTGCGAACTCGACTGGCAGCTCTCCGAGACCGTCATGGCGGTATCGACCTCCACCCGCGACTGGATCCTGACCGAGGCCAAGCGTGCCGAACGGGCAAAGGTTAGAGACAAGGCGGTAGCTCGCGCGGTCGGGGATGACTTCTACGACGCCAGCCGTCTGGAGACCGTCAAGCGCAGCATGCTGCGCATGCTCGAACGCGACGGCGAACAGCCCGAGGGCAAGCTCAAGGCACGCTTGGGAACACGCGAGAAGAGAGACCTATTCGAACAAGCGTCGGCGTTGCTGACAACCGAAGGGTTGGTCTCTTCGCGAGAGTATGAATACAACGGCCGACGCATCACAGTCTGGTCAACCATGACCACGGTGGTCAACCATGAAAAACCCAGCTCAGAGACCATGACCACGGTGGTCAACCATGACCAACCTGCGACTGTCTCTGATCTGGATTCTCACAGGTCACACGATTCAGAACAAGAGCAGATGGACTGCCGTGCCCGGTACGCACAACTCGTTCACACTCACCGAAACCAAGGCGACGACACCATAAATTCGTTAGCTGTCTACGAGTTGCTGCAAGCGGAGGGTCACGCTTACAACACCATCAAGTCGGCCGTGTCGGAATCGAAACTCACCCATCCTCTACGCCGCGACGGTCACAACGTCGTGTGGTGCCTGCGGGCGGACACGTGCGATCACCCCCCAGCCCGCAGCGCCGACCAGTGGCTCCTGGAATGGTTTCCGGCAAACAGCGGTAACGATGGTCTAAGCGCCGCTGATGTCGTCGCAGCCGGAGCGCGCGAGGCCGAGGAGTACACCAAGGACGCGATCACCAAGGCCAAGCAGCGCTTGCCGCAGATCGTCTCGACGGGAGCAGGCCGCAGCGCCCGGTGGATATGGTCCACCACCACCGAAGGGGAATCCGCGTGAGCACTGCCGATCAACACGCACGCCGATTCTTCTGGTCCTGGTTGATCGGGTCGGCGGCGGTGTCCACTCTTGGAGTAACCGTGCACGCCTTGTTCGGAAGCGCACGTTCACCCGTAATCGCCTCAGCGGTGGCCATGGTCATCGTGCTCATCCAACTGTGCGCCACCTGGACCGTGCACGTCCTAGTACAAGCCCAAATCGCCGGCACCGCGTACCGCTGCGCACTAGCCATCGCGATCGTCCTCGCACTCGGCGCATTCGCGATCAACTTCGCGGCGCTATACGACCTCGCGAACACCTGGGCCGACATTGCGTGGTACCTCGCCTGGATCGTGCCCCTCGTTGTCGACCTGGGCATGACCGCCAGCACCGTGAGCCTGCTAGCGCTCACCAGCGCTCAACACACTACGCAACGGAACACTGCCGAGAACCACGGTGCTGCAGGGGTGCACGCCGACAAGCACACCGCAGCGCACCCTGTTGAGCGGGAGGCGCACGACGATGAACACCTAGTTGTTGCCCGTCGCATCGTTGGGCAGGGCACGGTTCGGATCGCCCCCGAACGGGTCGCCCAAGTACTCGAAGCCCACGCCGCCGGCACCGCGCCAAGCACGATCCAACGCACCCTCAAGGTCGGCTACAGCACGGTCCAACGCATCCTCGACTACCAGCAGACCGCATGACACGCGAAGGAGCATCCGGCCCTAGCCAAAATTTCGAGTTACCGAAGATCCAGGGGGTCATCGGCTTTGGGGTCGACGACGAACTGATGCCAGTAATGAGGACTGAACCGGATGGTATCGCCGGACACCACCAGCAGGAGCACCCCATTGGACTCGTCCAGATGCCAGTGGTCAGCGTTCGGATACTGCACGGCGCCGTCCGCTGTCTTTATGTGAATATCCACGCCCGGAGTCTGTCATGAACACTGCGCCGAAGGGCCCAGTTACCACCGATTCACCGAGCCTGCCGGGACTGCCCGATCGGGCTATCACGAACTGCCATGCGGGCCCAGGCCCGTCACTGGAAGTGCGTATCGCCCAGCACATAACCAGTGACGGATCGGTCATCATCCCTCCGCGCATAGCGCAGTGGCTCGAACAACACTGCGGGATGACCGCTGACCGCCGAATCAAGCTCCGCGTCACAGACATCGATGCTTACGTTGTGTTCGCAGCGCTCCACCTATCGGCGCTCCGCCGTTCCGATCGCGGAACAGAATCAGTTGCAGGGCAACAGAACACGACACCATTAGACATATGGATAAGCACCACCGAGGCGGCCCAAGCCTTACAAGTCACCGACCGGTGCATCCGCAAGTGGTGCACGACCGGCCGGCTCCATGCCGTTCGAGCAGGAAACCGCTGGCTTATTAACACCAATAGCGTTGCCGTGCATAACAATCAATGAGGAGAGCACCGATGAGTAGCCTTGCAGCCCTGCAATCCGAAGTCCAAGGTTACCGCGATGAAGCGGCGCGCCTGTCCGAAGACTTCCAGCAGGCCCACGCCGAAGTCGGAGCCGACCCCAGCCTGACGACCGTCGGCAAGCGCGAGCACCTCGAACCGCTGCACCGCGAAGTCACCGAGAAGATCGCTTCGCTGCATGCCCGCGAGAAGGCCGCCGTGAAGTCAACTAAGGAGAAGATCGAGCGGCGCATCTTCGGGCTGTCCCCTTCAGCCAGTAGCGATCCCGCGCGGCTTGTGAGCTTTCGCGACGCGCAATCGCGCGCACGCCAGCTGCACGACAGCGCCGACGCCGCCGAGCTGTATCAGTCCGCGTTGCGCAGCGGTGACGACGTGTTGGCGACCGCAGTGCTAGAGCGAGCCTTGGTACGAGGCTGGTCGGCCATCAAGGAGGACTTCCTCGAACGCCATGCATCAGCCCGCGCTGACCTCGATGACCTCGGCGCACTGGCCAAGTACAGCGAAAACGGATTGTTCAATGTCGGGCACTACATGCCGCCGACGCTGAACCTTCCGCACTCCGCCGGCTTCCCCAACGTTCCCGCCCTGCACTCCCGAGGGGAACATCAAGCCCCGGTGCCATTGCCGGACTGGATGCGATAACCCACCAAATAGGACCGCGCCCAATGACCCGCGACGGCCGCGTCAACCCCGCCAATCCTTTCCGGGCAAGGACTTCCACGACGGCGCTGCAGCGCCCAGAAGCACCTGCGCAGCCGTCGCACACCCCCCCAGGGGCACTACCCCATGACGCACACTCGACTGGTTCCTCGGGGCATAGGCGAATGTGTGTGTGACCCGCCTCGAAAAAATCGACCCTATTTGCTGTGAGGAGGCTCTGATGGCTACAAAGCCGCAGCTGCCCACTGCCCCCGCCGGCTTGGCGGGATCGGGGTTGCTCTTGTGGAAGTCGGTAGTCGGGGAATTCGACCTTGATGAGCACGAGCTGGCGATTCTGCGTGAAGCATGCCGGACTGTGAACGCGATCGACGCGTTGCAGGCCCGTGTAGATCGTGACGGGGTGCTCAACGAGTCTCCGCAGGGCCTGCGGGTTCATCCGGGGCTGGTCGAGCTTCGCCAGCAGCGCCTAGCACTCACCAAATTGCTGGCCGCATTGGCCATCCCTGCTGACGAGAACGCCGCCTCTGGTACGGGTAAGCGGTACGGCATCCGGGGCGCCGTGAAATGAGACGTCGCCGCCGCACCGAGGGGGAGGCGCCGTCAGACCTGCTGGTATTTCACGGGGTTCAGTACCCGAGCGCCACGGAGTGGGTAGCGGCGTTCGAGGAGTTTCGGGCAGCCCGCGAGGCGTGGAACCAAGCGAATCCAGGCGCGACGCTGGCACCATACGACGTCAACGGATACTGCCCCTTCGACGCCGACCGCTTCCGCAAGACCACGGCCAGCTGAGCGAAGTGGCTTCATTCAGTCCAGGGAATGCTGGGCTCTCGCGCATCTCACAACCGAGTCACGGCCTGGTTAGTGTCCACTTTCCACCTGCGCCCGTTCGCATCGGTGTATTCGACCGCAACATACTCGGCCGGAATATCAGGGCCCCCTGAGGGAAATAACGCAAGCAACTGGTCCGGTTCCACCACCAAGTTGGTGATGTCGGTGCCAAAGTAGAAATGCTCTCTCTGAGATGGGTACAGATCGAAGCCATTGACCTTCGGCAACTCCAGAGGGACGTCCTTCCCCTGCATCAGAAACCGCGTGACCCTGATTTCAAAGATGCGGCTGGCGCGACGATTTCGAATCCCCACTGCCGCCCGGGGCATGTTTGGCCCGAGCGGCTGTCTCTGACCTAGTTTCTCGGCGGTGACACGTACTAATCCAGCTTCGCGTGCCAGATCGGCATCGCGTTGCATATCGGCCTGGCGGCGATCGGTAACAGCGATCCACAGCGCTACCCCGGCTGCAATAAGGCTCCCTACGGCGCCTAGCCATTGACCAAAGCCCGTGTACCACTGAACATCCTGCCCAATCCACTTGGCTATCTGGCTGCCGAGCCACAAGAGCGCCACCGAGCCGACAGTGATAGCCGCGGCCCAGAACCACACACCGCGGGTGCGAGCCAGTTCTCGGGCAGCACGAGTAATCCTGGTTAGGGGTGTCTCATCCACCCACGCAATGTAGCGACCATGCGGGTACGAATTTGCATCCCTTACGGAATACCCCTCGGCGTACCTGCGAGGTGCCCCGGTGTTACACCGGTGACAACTCTCAGGAGGCACCCGGCGCGGCCCGAGGCTCTGAATCTGCAACACCGGACCCGAACTAGCACCTCATAACTACGCAATTCTGGTCTGATGGTCGGGTGATCGTTATTCCCGGCTTCGCATTCCAGGGCTTTCGTAGCTTCCACGGTGATGAACTGGCGGCGCTGACCGCGTTGGCGAAGATCAACCTAATTGCTGGCCAGAACAACGGCGGGAAATCTAACGTCTTACGCGTCGCTCGCGACCTGCGGCAGCTCTACGAGAAGGGAGTCAAGGGTCTCGACGTGCCGCGGGTTCAAAACCCTCCGCCATTCAAGCTCGCGATCAACATCGGCACCCAAGACGACATCGCCGACAAGATCGCGGGCGGCAATGGCAATCTCCGTCGCCACACGCTCGCACTGCTCGGACATACGGCGATCGACATCTTCCAAGACGGGTACGTCTGGCTATGGAATGAGCAGGACGACATCAACCAATCTCGGCCAAACGGACAGCAGGTGATGGCCTTAACGAGCGCCGGCACACCCCTGGTCCACTTCGCCCAATCCGCCGGGCATCAAGGATCCCAGCTCGACTCCGCAGCGACCGTATTGATAAGGAAGCTTCGCGACCACCTCGCATTTCCTCAGGTACGAATGGTCGACGCATTCCGAAGGGTCGACGATACCGACGACGGGAAGACCTTGATTCAGCGCCTGGCCGCTCTGCAGAGACCAAGTCTTGAACACGACGATGATCGCCGCCGGTTCGATGCGATCAATCGGTTCTTGGGCACAGTAATTGAAGACCGCTCAGCGCGACTAGAGGTGAATCACGACGCGACAGAATTAAATGTTCGACGGTTCGGGATGCTCTTGCCGTTGGAGAATCTCGGGACTGGTGTCGCCCAGGTCGTAATGCTCGCTGCAGCCGCGTCCTTAGCCGAGAATATGCTCGTTTGCATCGAGGAACCGGAGGTGCATCTTCACCCGCTTTTGCAGCGAAAATTCCTACGCTACTTGCATGACAACACCAGTAATCAATATCTGATCGCCACTCATTCGGCACACCTGCTCGATACCGGCATTGCTTCCGTCTTCCATGCGACCTATACCCAGAATGGCACCACCATCCAGGCCGCTGGGAAGCCCGACGAGTTGAGCAAGGTTTGTGTTGATCTCGGCTACCGTCCAAGCGACTTACTTCAAGCCAATTGTGTTGTCTGGGTTGAGGGTCCGTCGGATCGTACGTACATAAGGAGATGGCTGCAGATCGCGAATCCGGGCCTGCAGGAAGGTATCGATTACTCAATCATGTTCTACGGGGGTCGACTGCTGAGCCACTTGTCAGCGGACGATCCTGAAGTGCACGAATTCATCAGCCTGCGACGCCTCAACCGGTACGTAACGGTCGTAATTGACAGCGACAAGCGTTCGCCACACTCACACATCAACAACACGAAGAAGCGGATCAGGGACGAGATCTCAGCCGGTGACGGCCCCGGTTTGGTCTGGATCACCAAAGGCCGCACCATCGAAAACTACGTCCCGAAGCACATCCTGGAGGCGGCTCTGAAATCTGTGCACCCAAAACGAAAAGCGTTCGTGGCCAACGACGGGTTACATGCCGACGTGGTAGGGAAGCTATCGTCTCAGGACGCTTTTAGGCCCGATAAGGTGAAAGTCGCTGCCGAAATATGTCGACGTTGGGAAAAAGGATTGGACTACCTCGACCTCCACGCGAAGGTGACAGAGCTTGCGCGGCTAATCGGAGATGCCAATGGCCACAACCAGAAACTGTTACCGGAAAAATCCAGACCCGCCTTCAAGTAGCCAGAGCGCTCAAGCTCCGCGACGGCGGCGAGCTGACAGGTTCTGTTACATCGCGCCAAGATCGGACGATGGCGCCGCGACTTACGAGCACGTGCCGCACCGCCTTCAGCAGCAAAGCTCGGACTCGATATCAGCCTCGGTGCGGTGTGCCTGCTGCGTGCACCCCTCGTGCCCGCAGCGGCCTTCACGCTCATGCACCACCAACATCTCCCAACGAACCATCACGGGTTGGATGAAAGGCGCCGCCCGCGCAGGCTTGCAACCATGGTCACCAAGCGGGCGGCACCCTGGCATTGATGCTGACAGATTGCTGGCCGGCGGTCTGGGTTGTTGCCCGCAATAGCCACTACCTGTGTAGTGTGCTGTGAATCACGGGGGTGTTTGCCGAAGGGGGTGTGCGTCATGGCGGGCGATGAGAACGTGCTCAAGGTTGATCTTGCGGCTTTAGGCAAGCTCGGTCCGCATCTGAGGACGCTGGCCAGTGACATTTCGAAGAGCATTCCGGCCGGTGGTTCGGCGCCTGCTGGTGCTGATCCGGGGTTGGCGGCATTGCATGGTGTGTCGAAGGCGATCATGGATGTGAAGCGGGTTGGGGCTGCCCGATTGGACGCCATCGCTGATCTCAGTGACGAGGCGCAGCACGTCATCGCCGTCACTGCCGGTGGGCTCGAAACCGGTTTACGTAGCCTGCCCAGCATCTATCAGCCGCCTATCCAGACGTAGAAGCTCATCGTGACGACGCTCGATGAGTTCATGGCGATCAACCCCAACGCCTATATGGCCGTGGTGGATACCTGGCGTCCGCAGACCACACAGTTCAAGGAAGCCTTCGACGACTACAAACGCTGGGCCGGGGCACCCGCAGGCACGGAGTGGACCGGGCGCACCGCCAACGCAGCCTATGAGGCAGCCTCCCTCGATTGCCACGGCTCCGATAACGCCGATGATGCCGCCGAAGACATCGTCACGCTAGCTTCGGCCACCATCACCCATGAGGTCTTGCCGCCGCTGAACAACGGCAAGACGATGATCGAAAACGCTTTGCGCGCCAAGGATCAGGGCGTCTCGATCGACCAAAACTTCAACATGAGCTACACCCCGCCGGAAGGCATGAGCGAAGAGACGGCGCAGAGGAACCAGCAGCACGTTGAAGACGCCGAGCGACAGATCAAGGAATATGTCGCCAACTGGGAGAAGGGCTGCCAAACCCTCAAAGGCCAAGCCGATACTGCGGCCCAGAAGATCACCGGCTGCATCAACCCCAAGACGGCCTTCGCTGACGGGCGCAAGATCCTGCGCGACGCCGCCGCACCGAAGCAGGGCGAGGGCCCCGCCGGCACAGCAACCGCCACCAGCGTCAACTACAAGGAGCTGTACCCAAAGACGACCGACCCGGCCAGCGGACAGACTGTAGCCGCCGCCGATCCGCACGCCCCCGTGCTTGGCCCACCGTCGCCCGGGGACAAGCCGCCGGTCGATCCGAGCAAGCTGGGCGGTCTGACCGGAAACCTCGGCGTCATGGGCATCACAGACCCCAAGAGTCCTTTGGACAAACCGCCGCCCCCGCCAGATGCGCGCACCGTGGCCGCGCCCAAGCTGGACCCCAACACCCCGCAGGGCAAAGCGGCCATCGACAAGTTCCGCAGCATCCTGGCCACGCAGTACCCGCCCGATCAGGTAGAGGCCAAGCTGTCCGAAGCCATCAAGGGCGCCCAACAGGACCGCCCCATGGTCGCAACACCTGAACCTGGCACGCCCGAGCGTGTCCGGCAATCCGGCGGGGGGGCATTCGCCGAGTCGTGGGATCAAGCTGGCCGCGCCAAGGATGACCTGCTGGGTATCAACGGTGGCGACCACGCGAAAGAGGCATGGAAGGGCGTAGCTAAAGGACTGTGGGATGTTGTCAACCCCGATCCCGTCCACCAGGTTGAACGCGGGGTCGACCAGGCTAAGGGCGCTATCGATGAGGTCAAATCTGGCATCGACAACCCCAAAGCCTTCATCGGTAAACACGGCATAGAAATCGCCGCAGGCATCGCAACCGCACCCGTGGGCGGCGAAGGTGCACTACTCGGCACCGAAGGACGCGCCCTCACCCACGGACTCGAAGACGCTGCGCCAGGACACCACGCGGCGCCAAGTGGTGATCACACTCCAGCGGGCGATCACTCAGTCGGCGGTGACCACCACGGCGGATCCGGTGGCGATCATGGCCCCGTGGGTGGTGACCACTACGGCGGATGGGAAGCCGCCGATGGCGACGCTTCACTCAGTCCTGCACACAACGCCGCCGCTGACCAATTTCTCGAAAATGCGAGGCAGGCAGAACCTCGGATCACGCAATCCCTGCAAGACATCGTCGGCAACAACCATGGCAGCGAACTCACAGGCCTGGAGTACAGGCTTAAGGCAGAGGACTCCTTCAAAGAGAAGCTGTTTGGCTCGTTGCTCGAAGACCCTCGTATGAGTATCGACGGACATCTGGCGGGCATGAAGGATTCCGTGCGGTACACGATGCAGTCACCCGAGGACCTGTACGTCCCGAACACCCAACGGGCGATTGATAACCTGATTGCAGATGGGTACGAGCCCGTGAAGTTCAAGAACTCGTGGGAGCAGCCGGGCTATCAAGGCATCAACAGCTTCTGGCGCGACCCGGCTTCTGGACAGACGTTCGAAGTCCAGTTCCATACACCCTCTAGTTTTGATGCCAAGATGGAAACTCATCCGTTGTATGAGCAAGAGCGCCTGCCGGGAATCTCGCCACAGCGAGGCGCTGAGCTACAGCAACAGCAACAGCAGATATTCGGTTCAGTTCCGAGGCCGCCTGGCAGCTCGGCGATTTCGCTTCCACCGAACGGAGGGCAGAGATGAGCGTGTTCCCTGTTACCTACTACGCACGCCTCGCGGGTGAACATACCCCCGAGGATCCCTCCGGAATCGTAAGGCGGACACACTCCACGCCACCAATAGACGAAGTGTTCGGACGCGATATGACTTGGCATCCCACCGAGTACTTGCGCCGCTACTACCTTGGGCACAACGACGTAGATCACGTCGAGATCGATGAAGAATCGGCCAAAGCAATCCTTGACCAATGGTGCGCGGAATGGACCGAAGAGGACCGGGCGAGCAGTGGCGGCTAG